CAATACTCTGGGTCATGCCCTTTATATTCAGTAGTGGCTACTGATACTTGCCCTATCTCTATTTCTGGTGCTTTCATAAACATGCTACGTAACCGCCTGCGTATACTGACCTTCTCTGTACGTATCTCCACGCAGCTTACCATCGCCTAACGCCTTGAGCAGAGTTAGCGACTGAGCAAACATTTGTTGGTACATTGCGACCATATCTTGTTCGCCCTTTGTAAAGCGTATTGCTTCAACCAGAGAGCCGTTTAGTAATGCAGAGTCAAAGTTTTCACCCAACCACGGTAGCGTGCTAGCAGTAACAATAGATTCTGGGTAATACCCATAATGCAGTTCTACAGTTAGATCAGCATTCGGCGTAGGCCCAAGAATAAACGTCTCATCATTAAAGTTAGCGTAGTGTTTAGGGACACCTGTAGATGTGGGTGTGGGGTATGCTTCACGAATAAAGTTAACGTCTTTGTTGAGCAAAAAATCAAAAGACCCATCACTGTTAACCACAGCCAAGCTGTAAGTGTATAAATAGTCTGATGGTACGGCTAAGTACTTGTTACCGCTGGTAACAGTTCCAGACACATTTTTTCTTAACGACGGAAGCTGAACAGTATTGTAGATAAACTGTTCTGTCTGCTGCACAAACATAGCAAGCTGGTCACTTGTAAATGTGGTTTCACAAATGTCCTGTATGTTTGCCGTTAACTGTGAGTAGGTCATACTCATAATTTACGCCATAGGCCCACGGGCCATAGTTCCTTTTGTAGCTGCACCTGTACCACGAATTTTTATACCTGTGGTTTTGACGTTCTTCATGTCCGTCTTAGGAGCATTTTTTACAGGCTTTACCGTGCTCATGTTTTTCATAAGGTCACCTAAGTTGTTGTTACCGTTACTGTACCTACTTCCCCTGTAGCAACAAGGTCATTAGGTGTTAAACCAAACGGGTCTCTGCCCACACCGACAGGGTTAAACCCATATTGTATTTGCCTACTGCTGTTCTTACCCGCATCCCCAAGGCTTCTGTCAGGTCTTGGATCACGTATGGCTTGTGGGTCATCAACAGGGAACTCACCCAACTTTAACTGTGGATGATCGGGACTCCAGCATTCATGGCAAGCCTTTAAGTTAGTAGTCTTCCCCTTTCGTATTATTTCTCTTAGTTCACGTAACTTATACTGGAATCCACAAATATCACATTCTGCGATAGCACGTTTTGTAGAAGCGAAACGGTTAGACATAGCCTATTCTGGGCACAAACCGAGCGGGTGCCTTTACCCTGTCTTCTTCAGCAGCTAGCTGAAACTGCTCTTCATAAACGTCTTTGAGTAGAGGTATGCGAGGCGCTAGTTCTGGGTCTTTCATAGCTATGTGATACGCCAGCCCCGCAACGAGACAGGGTAGGAACCTAAAGTTCACGTCAGGAGTTTCTACTCCGTTACCTGCGTCTTGTATGCGCCTCATGCGATAGTATTTGAAAACGTATGTATCGCTTTTATCAGGCACAGGCCATACGTTTATTTTTGGATTAGCCACAAGTCTTTCTATGTAAACTTGTATCGGCCTGCCTTCTGTTAACTTGTTAGGTATGGATGCGTATGTGCTAACACTAATACGATTTATCGTGAGATCTTGCTGTGTATATTCATCGCCAGAGTTTGTACGTATTACCTGTTCTAACAGATCAATGGTATCCGCAGGCAGATCATACTGCGCGGTATCCTTGACTAGATTTACCGTGCCCTCGTCTATCGTCCACAAATTAAGACCACGATTTTGCCACTCAATAGTCATTAAATTCATGGATCTTCGAGCAGTGCGAAGGTCATACCCAGAACGCATTTCACGGCCCGCACGTTCCCACGCTTCTTCAGCGATCTCCGTGAAGTCCATCTCAAACGCTGTTGTTCCAGAGGTAGCCATCTATTTCTTCTTAGCTGCTTTCTTAGCTGGAGCTTTTTTAGGTGCCGCTTCTTTCTTAGGTGCAGGCTGTAGTTCGGCTAACACCGCATTGGCCTCTTCTTCGCTCATCAGGTTAGCATTAACGATGTTATAGCTGCCGTCTTCATTCTTGCTTCCGACTTGGAATACAGGCCGACCATCAGAAAAATTACCGTTTTGAAAAACCTCTAATTTAGCCACTCTTAGTACCTCTCACATACAAAGTTTTCTTTCTGCGGCCACCCATGACAGCCCCGCAACCCTTATGATTTTCGCGGATCATACCGCCCTCTTTTGCTGTCCTCACCTTAGCTTTTGGCGTGTTCGCAACCACTGTCTTGCCTTTTGACCCAGCTTTTTTCTTCTTACGCGCTGTAGTGGCACGTTCAGCTTGGCTTAGTGACTGTGCTTTAGCTTTCGGTAAGCAACGGTCTGGGTTTTTCTTATCTTTCGACGTACCGCATGGCCCCTTGATCTTGCCATCGGTGCCAATACGAACCCACTGTTGATCTCGCCACTGTTTAAGCTGTCCCATTACTTTACCTTTCGTGCCCTGCGTATAGCCTCTTTGCCTCGTTTTGCAATGTCTGCTTGGGTATGTTTACCTGCTGCCTTGGCTCTTTGCTCTAACACTGTAAGTATCTGTATCTTTCTAGCAAAAGGCTTTCTTATCTTCTTGACCTTAGCTACGGTATCACGCGCATCTTGTGCAGTGGCATACTTTATAGGCACTGTATCTTTAGGATTCTCGTCCGTGTACAGCCTTCTGCCACTGCCCTTTGGCTTTTTGCCTGTGCCTACCTTGGGGTCTTTAGCCATCACTTCTTCTTTTTCTTACTGCCCTTGGCGTAGTTAGGATCTTTGCAATACTTAGAAGCTGCCATGTTTGCATAAGCAGACGGGTAGGTATCAAAAGTACGTTTGGCCCACGCCTTACCCTTTGGGCAGATTTTACCGCCCGACTTAACCTTGCCACCTGACTTGTAATATCGTCTCATCGCATCTTCACTGGACGTACACCCTTACGAGCGATACCGGCACCGCGAACTTTGCCGCCTTTGGCCATGCCTTTAGCTTTCATCTTGCCACCAGCCATATAGCCCTTAGTCTTCATACCACCCTTAGCGTAACCCTTGGTCTTCATCATGCCGCCTTTGGCCTTGAACCCCATCTTGTTACGCACTTGCTTAGGCAGCTTCTTAAGACCTTTGTTACCTTCTGGTGCGTCTTTTAACCCTCCAGCCATGTAACCTTTAGTCTTTATCTTGCCACCGGCTTTCATACCCTTGGCCTTCATCTTAGACTTCATCATTCCTCCTTTAGCATACTTACGTTCGCTCATTGGTCTGGCTGACCCTGTGCGTCTAGGTGTTTTACTTTCTGCCTTCTTTTTCGGTGGGCGTTTACCGTCGTTTTTATCCATGTAGTTTAGATACTGACGTAAACTCATACCTGTGTTAGTCAACTGTTCTTTAGTGACATTAGCCAAGGTTCTTTTGCCCATTGGCCCTTCTCTAGTCACGTTTCTACTACCTTTACCCGTAACTTGAGGTCTTTTTGTAACAGGAGTACTCTTTGCTTTTGGGGTAACCTTCGCATCTACTTTAGGTTTAGAAGGCTTCGTATTCACCTTTGGCTTGTCTACGGCGGGTTTGCTTCTCTTCAGACTGCTTTCAGTGCCTTTAGGTGGCCCTTTAGGACTCATCTCTTTAGCCACATTTCTTGGAAGTGACCTTGCTTTTCTACGTGTTGGCTGCTGCCCTCTGTTTTTCTTTGTCACAACAGGCCGATCACCCGTGTCTCTACGAGGGATATCTTTGCTAGAAGACATAGCTCTAGCCACATTACGAGATCGGATACCTTTGTTTTTTTCTTCTGCCCTACGTCTTGTGCCGGGGGGCATAGTGTCTATGTTGAACGGGCCTACCTTTTTTCTTGGAGGTAATTTTCTTTCTTCTTCCATGACTTACTCCGCGTATAAGTTGTTAAATATCTGATTGGTATCTAACGTGTAGTCCAAATCAGATTTGCTGTAATGCACATACTGAGAAGGTCTAAAGTCTGGTGCCCCCTCGCCCGTTTCAAACCACGCTGGGTGAGTAACACGTACTCTGTTATTGGGTAGGGCTACTATGTTCCCTGTCCATTCACCCGCGTCTAAAAGCTCCATAACGTGACTCTGCTTATGTTGTGCGGGGTCATCGCCTATTTCTGAATCTGTATAGTCCACGGTAAACAAGTATTTTGCTGGATACATATCACCGTCTATCTTCGCCAACCAAGGACATGGTGTTGCCCTATCAAGCACATAAACAGCGTGCGTGCGAGAACTACAGTCCCAAGGCTGTGCTGCCCACACGTCCATAGGCACCGGCCACTCGTCATACGGAGTGTCACCGCATAACGCTGTTATAGGCATACGTGCCCACATAGCGCCGCCGTGTACGTTGGGTTCATTCTCGTCATCGTAAGTTTCTGCTCCAGTAAAAATTACCTGAAAACTCAAACACCTGCAGGGTATAGTCGTAACCGCGATAGCCATTGCGTGTAAAAACTCGCCGTGGTAGTTCTCATGGTTATGGGTATACTCCCGCCGCACCCAGCACTTGAAGTGCGGGATGTTGCTTTGTAAATATGCCAAGTTAGCATCTCCATCTTTTCCGCGCCTGCCGCAGCCTTGAATTAGGGTCTTTCGCTGCTTTAGGGAATTTTTTCATCTGACCCGCTGAACGCGCACAGAAAGACTTTCTGCGTGCCGCTCGTTTGCCCGTAGGACTTTTTTCAGTAACCGCCGTTTGCAACTTGCTTCCGGGGTTCTTTTTCCTGTACGCCTTAACCCCCGCTTCAGTCATACCTGCGCCACTTTTTGTGGGGCGAAAGTTTTTCTTGTTGCGGGGCGGCATACCACCCTTCTTAAAAGAAGGGCAGCTTTCATCTTTCTTTTTGTAATAACTACGCAAGGTTACTAGCCGAACTTCTTACGTAGATACAATATGACGGTATAGGTGTCACCGCTGCTAGCTCCGACAGTGGTGAACTTTACGTCCCCCGTCTTGCCAGTTCCTGCATTGTTAATCAACCCACCAAATATAGAGTAGTCGTGATTACCGCTTTGGTTCTCGCCTAGTTCTATCGCCATAACATCTGTATCTGCGTCAAACAAGATACGCACCTTCATGCCGATGCACTGCCACCATATACGTTCTATATTAACGTCAGTGCAAGACAGTCCTGTGCGTGAATCTGCTTCTAACGCACTCACATCTACTTTAGTCACGGCAGACTCGCCAGTGCCATCAGAGATGTTTGTTAGTTTGATAGCCACAAAAGATGGCCCATCAACTATTATTTGAGAAGCTACTGCATCAGCCATGACTGCCTCCTATTACTGGTCAGCAAACTGAGGAGCAGTAGTGCTAGTTACGTTCCCAAGGATTTGGTAGTTGGTAGTGTTCAGACCAATGATTGTCACATCAAACCCAGCAGGCACATTCAATTGAATGCTGCTGTTAGAGTCACCATCTGAAAATACAGAGCTTACTTCGTTACCGTCTGTGTCTAGGAAAGTAACACCACCAATGTAAAAATTAGTGTTGCCGGGAGTAACGATAAGCGCATCAGTGGCATCAGCAGCGCCACCAGCGTAGACAAACCTAAAAATAGATCCAGCAATAGGAGCCGGAAGCGTATAAGTATTATCTTGCCCACCATCAGGGACAAGAAGAATCCTTCCGCTATGAGTTGCATTAGTGAGCGTAACATTTCCATCAGAAAGGCTAACAGGGCCGTCACCGATAGTTGCTACTTCAGTGATAGCGCCAGAAGTGCTGTCTTTGCTTATAGTTTTGAAGGTGCTCTCAGATCGCACCGCACCCGAAAAGGTAGTATTAGCCATTGTCATCTCCTGTCTCGGCTATGTCAGGCACGGGATGCGCCTGTCAGGGATGAAATACTTATACAACAGAAAAAGAAAAGGGGCAACAAGTGCCCCTCTCTTTGTACAGCGTCTTACGCTCCGGGTGACCCGAAAATTCCAAGTGGGTCAGATACACCAAAGCTGTATCGCTCTCTCGCTTTATAACGCGAGTTGCCCGTATCAAAGTCTGCATCCATAGATGTAGCCATTGGAGAACGGACAAAGTGCTTGAGACCATTCGGCACGTCGGTCATCAAGAAGAACGCATCAGTATCAGTCAGATAGTGATTGATTGAGTAACCGCCGGGGATAGATCCATTGTTACGCAATGCGTTCAAGTCGTTGTCAGCCGTTCCTACACGACCTTCAGTTTCAAGCAAACGAGTTGCCACGAACTGTAGATTCGGTGGGATAATCAGCTTGGTGGGGCGTGCTGCAATCAGCAAACCACGCTCATCAGTCCAACCTGCAATCTGAATAACAGCCGCTTCTAAAGAAGTTTCGTTAAGGTCAGCCGCAACAGCGGGACGGTTTGAGTTAGTACCACCAGAAACAAGCGGGTGATCCGTTGCACAAAGCGTCTTGCCGTCACCGTAAGTAGTGCCTGATGCAAACGCATTGTTAAGGATAGTCGCCGCTTTCACTTGCTTGGTGTACGCCATAGCGCGTGCCAGAGCCTTCGTATAACGTGCAGAGAGCGAATCGTAGAGGTTATCTTCAATCGCTTCCTCAGTGATCGAAAATCCCATAGCCACGGTCTCGTGCGTATAACGAGCAGTGAATGCTTCTTGTGCGTTGTCGTACTCAATCGCAGCACCTTCGTCTTTGACGGGGGCAGCGGAGAAGCCAGACAACTTGGTTTCTTCTTCAAAAGAACGGTCAGAAGTCTCTGATTCAAAGATTTCTGTGTGCTCTTCACCATATTTTGCATACTCCATACCAAACAAAGCGTTCAGTCCGGGCAGGAGTTCTTTCAGTAGCTGGGCGCGAGAAATTGCCATTTTACCTTACTCCTTTATACGCCAGTGGTGTTGTCAAATGCGTGACCTGCATTCCACTTAACATACGCCTCTGTAAATCCGCCAGAAGAGTTCTTGGTTTCTTCAACCAACTCAACAATACGGAATGGAAGCGTAGCTGTGGTAGCAGATGTATCTGAAATAGCACTTGCAGAATTACCTGTTACGGTGCTTCCGGTATTGTCTACTCCAGCCACATTAGCGCCAATATCAGTGATAGCTAAATCACCAATGGTGGTGCCAGACGACACTACAGCAACCTTAAACAATACATCTGTAGCATCACACACATACGCTTTAATATCTGAAGCGGCTGTGCTTGCTGGGTAGTACTGTCTAAAAGTTACTTGTGAAGTACTAGGATCGGTGTAAGTAACACCCATAAAGACTCCAATAGGAGTCATAGCAGCATCAAACGTGTCACGCTCGACGGTGCCGCCAGTTACTAACTTAACAGCGTCCCCATAGAAAATGTCCGTCGAATAGCCACTGGCTATACTGTATTGACGAACTGTACCTACGTATGGAACACCACTAAGTAGCTTTACCGGCTTCAGCCCATAGGGGGCATCGACTGTTGGATAAGCCATGATGTTAACCTCTTAACAAAAAATTTAAGTTCCTTTACCAAAATTGGTAACTTTTGTAGTGCGCTCGTTAAACAAAGGCATACGAGGGTCGTTTTCGCGCATGAGGTTGTTATCCACAGAATGCATCTGTGACCTAGATTGGTTTTCGTAATAATCATTACGCTCCTTTACTATCTCTTCCGGAGCCTTACAAAGCAACAAACCACCCTGCAAAATGTTCCCTTCAAATCTTTCGTCTTTGTCGGTCAATGCAAACTCTGGGTGATCTTCAGCTTTAACTGGCTCCCAACCTTCACGTAGTTTGGAAGAAACATTAGTGGCATCTGTTTGACCCTGAGTGGACACCCGTACCCAGCGGAACTCATATCCGTCCTGTGGCTTTGGCGAAGGTAATACTTCGGGCCGCTGCCACGAACGCTTACGAGCTTTAGTCTCGCGTGTGTCGTTGTCTCTCTTGATTCTATTTTCAGCCATTATTGTTCCTCATTTCTTGTGCAACCTGTTTGGCGTATTCTTCAAGTGGAACTCCCAATCTTTTTGCTAGGGCTACCTGTGTTTGCGTTAGTGTCACCTTTTTAGGTGCTGTGCTCCGCGTAGCGGGTGCAACCACATTTGACCTTGGCTTGGGCTTCTCTTCTATTGTCGATGCGTCCTCAAATTCTTGTGGAAACACCTCTCGCATACGAGCGTCAATGCGCTCGTAGTATTCATCACTTGTAGGATCTACACCCTGTCTTACTAACTTGTGGTGCAGCCCTACAGCTAAACTTGTCATTTCTTCATCTTGGTCGAACCAAGGGTTTTCTTTCCTCCATTCCTCTGCACGGACATCATACGGTTGCTGTGCATTAGTCGTAACATCTTGTACCGAAGTTTCTTCTTTTTGTAAAGCAGGCACTTTGAAGTTATTTAATTTGTCAGACTTTATTTTTGCGCTAGTTAAAGTTTCTTGCGCTGCAATAACTCTGTCTGCCTCTCCAGACTCGTAAGCGTCTTTGTAAACTTGCTTCGCCTGTAGTAACTCTGCAGCTACAGCTTTTTTAGCCTGCTCAAGAAGCGCCTCTTGGTTCTTTGTAACGTTGCCTTTTAATTCTTTGTTTTCGTCTACGAGCTTCTGGGCCAACTTTTCTAGCTCTTCACGCTCTCGTAACGCCTGTTCTTTTGCACGGCGCTCATCGTGGTAGCCTTTGCTAAAGTGCTTTATGCGTTGCTGAACTTTCTCAGAGTAGTCTGCAAGCTCTTCATCTGTGATGTCTTTTGGAGGTTCTGAAGGCTTGCGGTTTCGATCAGCCTTTGGTGTATCATCCACAACCTCAATATCGAGTGCGGGTTCTTCTTCAACTTCAGCCACAGGCTCTGGCTCTTTGTAATCTTCTGCCGTTTTCTTGCCTGTTATATCAATCTCTACTTCACTGGAGTTTTCTACTTCCAATACAGCTTCCTCTTGTTCTGGATCAGGAAAAGAAAATTCTACTTTCTGAAACGCCATAACTTACTCCTTATACTCTCTCAACGCCACGAGGGTCTGGTACGACAGCTTCGATAGAGTCGTCGTTCATCAAACGATATTCTTTCCCGTCTATGGAAAACCTAGTTCCTGTATTAGCACGGAACATCACATAATCCCCCGGCTTACACCAAGGGCCAGTAGGAAAGCGGTCTGCGTCAGAATAGGCTTGTTTGCCCATATCCAACACAAGCCCTATGATCGACATGATCTGTTCGTGGTTTTTTGTTGTGACAGATTTAAGTAAGTCTGTGCCGTCGAAAGTCTCTTCAACATGCGGCATAGCAACTAACACCCTGTACCCCACAGGCACGGGTATTTGAGCTTCAAACTCTTCTTCGGTGACTATTGCTTCTGCAATATCAGTCATCTTCGTACTCCAAATTGCGCGAGAGGTCTTCTATGTATTGCAGACAGGTTTCGAGACCCCGAACCAAACCTGTAGTTTCCTTATACATGGCGAAGTCTTTAGCTCCCCCTGCAGTAAGAAATTCAACCGCTGAAGATTTATCATCTTCAAGTCTTTCTTTAAGCACGTCTAAGACGGTTTTTGCCACTATTGAGTCCTATCTGAATCCTTAATAGTCTTCAGCAAATCTAAATCTAGTTTAGTGTTATCTTTTCTTCTATCAGCTGCTAGTTTAGCACCTGCTTTCTGTGCGTCTATTTGTAACTCTTGTTGTTCTATTTCAAGCTGTTTTGCGTCGATAATAGCATCCGCTTGGTTTTTCTGTGCTTTTAGTTGTAGCTCCTGCTGCTTTAACTGCGCGTCTGTTTGATCTTTCGCTGCTTTACGCTGCACTTCTTGCTGTTTTATCTGTAGTTCGGCTTGCTGCATCTGCACTACAGGGTCTTGCGCCTTCTGCTGCGCTTGTTGCTGTGCGGCCTGTTGCTGGTGCTGTTGTGTCAACTGCTGTCCTGCGTCTGCCATAAGTTGTGACATCTGTAGTTCGATGTCTTCTGGCAACGCCTCGTTGGGCACAGGTAGCTTAACCCCAAGTTTCTCTTCGATCTGCTTGCGATATAAGAAGCCTGTGTGTTCTGCAATGTGCGCCTGTAGTGCTGCCATGATTGGTTGGGCTTGCGGATTCTGCCCTATAAGCTGTCGCACCATAGGATCTTGCATAAACGATTGATGTGTTGCGATATGCGCTTCGTGGTCTTGGTATATAAACGCCTTCATCGGCTTGCCTATAAGAGCGTTCATATTTTCGCTTACAGGATCTACTGGAGTTGCATCTTCTTCTGTAGGCACAAGTTTATCAGCGTTCTTAACACCCAACACTTCTATCATCTGCCTGTGTAGCTGCGGCAAGTCGTATATCTGTGGTGCGGTTTGCGACATTTGCAACACAGCTTGGTACTGCACTACACGCTGGGCCATCGTAGAACTGTTCGGATCGCTGACAGGGATCACATCCACCATCATGTAATCCGCTTGCTTTGCGGTCACTTCTCCCCGCACAGGTTCGTAAGCATATTCTGCGGGAGCATACTCGGCCATTATCAGCTTGAGCATCTTAAACTCTTGCTTCATGGCATAATGAACGCGAGCTTGAACTGCGGCCATCGGTTTTAGAGTACGCTCTAGAAGGGCCAGAGTGGTTCCCACAGGAGCGTTTGCTGACATGTCCGAAATGTTCATGTCGCTGATTGCACCCAGCCTACGGCCTTCCTGCGTTATCTGATTAAGCAAAGCAAGTAGGGTTTGGCTTGGCTCCTTATATGGGAGCGGCATGATGTTGTCACGGATGCTGCCAGACGGTACATCCACGTCCTTGAACTCTCCCGGCTCTATGGGGGTGTCGTCGCCCTTGATGCGTAATCCACGGGACTTCAAACCTCCCGGTAAATTAGATAGCGTGCCAGCATCTACCAACTGCCGTATTAGGGACGTTCCCGCCTTAGCGTACCCCCCTATTATATGAATCAGTCCTAGACCATAGAATCCAAATCCGGGCACATAGACGTAGTGTACGAAGTGCTGGCGTTTGAGCATGAAAGAATCATCAGGATTCCAGTTACGTCTTATACCTAAGACTTCACCGGAACCACGTTCTATCGTCACTACATACGGTTTTGCTATCTCTTCTTCAGAGTCATCAACACCTTCTATAACTATATCAGCGTGGATCTCATAGACAGCGTATCTGTTGTCGTCTGTTATAGAGTAGCCACCTTCTTCAGCTTTACGCTCTTCGATGTCGGTGTGATATGGCTGTGGTTCACCAAGCTCTATGTCTTTATAAAACCCAGAGGCTTGGAGTTTTTTGAGATCATTCTTAGTCTTACGCATGACGTGCGTAACACGCTCTGCGCTTTCTACGTTAGATGCGCCGTAAGGAACGATCACATCTTCAGCGGGTATGTATACTGCTACCTGTCTGCCTATGTTTGGATCGTAGTAAACCTTCTTAAATGCACTACCTGCTAAACCAAGGCTATATAACAGACGTTCATGTTCGGGTCTGTACTCCACCATGCGCTCGGTAAGCTCGTAGTTCATATCGGCTTTTACGCGCTGTGCAGCTTCTTCTTTTTCTTTTGTATCTTCCCCAAGAATCTTAACTTTGACCGGGCCAGCCGCAGGGAATGTCTCGGACATGGTTTCTGCTTGGAAGCGTATGGCTGCTTCGGCAAGCACTGTAGAGTACACTCCACACGCGCCATCCCACGGTTCCACTCGCTCTTCGTACTGGAACCCTAGAACATCCAACCCTTTTACAAACGTATCTGCCCAATCTTTACGGCTAGATATGTCCGCGTCCACAGCGCCCATCAGGTCACTGGAAATCTTACTTAAAACATCTTCATCTAAAACGTCGGCTAGGTTGGCATCAAAAGGAACAGTGTCGCCTATGTCAGCGTTGGGGATAAGTGTTATCTCTACAGAGCCGTCATCCAGAGTAACCATATCTGGATTTACTATTTCTATCTCCAAGGATTCTTCCGGCATATCTGCTTCCAGACCTGCGGGGGCTGCGTATAGTCCTTTATCTACTGCCATAAATATCCCCTAGTAATAGCCGCTTCCACGCCGCTTAAAATACCGCTGTTCCTCTGGCTCATCTGTCGGTAGCCGTATGAATCCGCCTTGCCTGAATCGCATAAGTGCCATAACTGTTGAGTCAACCAAGTCATCATGGCTCATAAACGGGAATCCAGCAATCTCTTCAACTACTTCTTCTGCCCACCTCGTAGGCGGAATCCACACCAAACCAGACGCTACAATATCAGATACTGAGTTTAGTCGTGCAAGTTTATCGCCCGATCCTCTATGCGGGGTATACTCTGATACGGGTAGCCCCATGCGCCTCATCTCTTGGTACAGCGCAGTACCCGAAGACTTCTTTTCCACAATAAATGCGTCCGGTTCCCACTCAACGTACTCTTCCATAGCCAAGTCTTTTAGTTCTGGGAACTCCATGCGCTTCTTGATGCTATTTAATAGAATGATATTGAAGGCTTCAGTTTCTTCATTAAGGAACACACCCCACGTAGTGAGTGCTGTAAAGTCCGCTCGGTTATGTGCTTCTGCGGCTGCATCCAGTGACATGATTATGTACTCACAAGAGGGTGGCGGGCCTTGCTCCCATAGCTGCCACCACTCGCGCTTGACCAACGCGGCTTCTTCTGCGGTGGGTTCTTGCTGATACTGTGCGTTCCACTGGAAAGTAGGCATAGATGCCTTGGTGCGGAGCAATGCTTCTAGGTCAAAGAACTCAGGCCATAGCGGTTTCTGTATGGGTTCGCCCGTTTCTTCGTCATCTACATCTAATAAAGCAGGAAACTCCACGATCTCGTACTGATCTGCCCGCTCATTCTGCATCATGTCCTTAGTTACACGCCCAGTTAGGTCGTCCATGTGCCATCTGGTCTGAATTATGGCTACACGACCCCCCGGCATGAGACGAGTACGCGCTCCAAAGGTAAACCAATCGTATGCTTTGGAAAATGTCTCAAAATTACCGTTGATTACGTCCTGTTCTGAGTGCGGATCGTCCACTAATAGTAAATCTGCGCCTCGTCCTGCGATGGATGAGCCAATACCACAGGCGTAATACTCTCCACCTGTGTTTGTATTCCACCTACCGGCTGATTTTGAGTCACTCGCTAGCTGTACCGTAGGAAAAATAGCCCCATACTCGTCAGCGGTTATCATATTCCGTACTTTTCTACCAAAATCCACCGCCAAATCAGTGGTATGGGACACCATCATCACCTTTTTATTGGGATTCCGCCCCAGAAACCACGCTGGGTACATAATAGACACAAGATTAGACTTGCCATGACGTGGCGGTATGTTCACACAGATGCGATCTTTGTTGCCCTGCTCAATATCCATGAGCATATCGGCCAAAATGCGGTGATGTTTGCCCACAATAAAGTCAGGCTGCATCCGTTTGCAAAATTCTATAAGGTCATTGTACGCCGCAGTGTTCAATCTACGCTGCGCTAGCTCATCTACTATACGATCTATTTCGACAATCTCTTCTGGTGTGTACTTGTCGAGGTTATCCAACATCTGCTGGACTTCCTCTTCAGTAAAATCCAGTGCTGGTTCAGTCATCGTAGTCGTCGTCACCCAACTCTGCGGTTACATCCAGTAGATTACCGTCAAATTCAACGGGTGTAGTGTACTCAGCGTCTTCAATGTCTGTTGTAGAAATTATCTTCTCAAGTTTTCCACGTAACTTATTACGCAAATCTTCAGTAGATTGGTGTGTTATGGTCACCTGAGACTTTTCTGCAAACAATCCTACGTCAGAGATCTTACCTAGAAGCTCCAACGCACGGATACGTACACGCGGATCTGCGTTTTCTGACTCTATCAACAGCTTATTTGTAACTAAATGCCGTATCTGCGTGGCATTTTCCGCTACTGAGTGCCCAAACTCTTTCAATATCGTGTCTGTAAGCACTAGAGATGCGGGGGTCAGGGCTGCGGCCCGCTTAGTTGTTACTTTTTTGGACGTTTTATCGGGATCATCTGCATACGCCACTGCAAGTTTTGCAGCAACGTCCTGATCTTCTGAAGTAGGAGTGATGTCCAACCCCTCTTCTGCCAACTCCATAGCAGTGTTACACGCTGCTTCAGCCCTGTCTTTCAAATCCATATTAGATAAATCTTCTGACAAAGGTACGCCTATCTCTGGTTTGAGTAGTATTGTCATAATAACTTACAAGTAAAACTCTAAGCCATGCTTGGCCAACCTTACCGTAAATAGGTGGCCAGCGCAAAGCTAGCTGTGGCAAGGGATTGCCGCTATGCTCT